GACTTTGAACGATTACATAAAACAAAAAGAAGAGAGAAACGAAGATGGAAATAGTAGAGAACAAAGCTCTAGTATTTAGGACGCGTGACCCCGATAAGTACAGTATTATTCCGCGCAGTAAGATAGTCGGTGAGAATGGTGGTGTATATGAGATGGCAGTATTTTGGGGTCTAGAGGAAGTAAGGGTATTAAGAAACTTAGGTGTTAAAGATTTAGTCTCGCCCATAACGGCTAGGTATGATTGGCCAGGCAGGCATAGACCCTTTGCGCATCAGGTTGAAACATCCTCCTTCTTAACACTTAACCCAAGAGCGTTTGTATTTAATGACCCGGGAACTGGTAAGACGCTTAGTGCTTTATGGGCGGCGGATTACTTGATGCGGTTAAAGAAAGTCAGACGTTGCTTAATCTTGTGCCCTTTATCAATCATGCACGATGCTTGGATAAGCGGTATATCTAACAGCATAATACATAGGTCTGCAATTGCGGCGCACCATGCTCAGGCTAGTCGGCGTATCGAGATGGTTCAAGGCGACTACGAGTTCGTTATCGTTAACTACGACGGGCTTAACTTAATTGCCGAGGAAGTTGCACGCGATGGGCGGTTTGATTTAGTCATAGTAGATGAAGCCAACGCATACAAGAACGCATCAACTAAACGATGGAAGTCCCTTAATAAAATTCTGCACCCTGATTCAATGTTGTGGATGATGACAGGAACTCCTTCTGCGCAATCGCCTGTGGATGCGTATGGTTTAGCTAAGTTAGTTAACCCGACTGGTGTACCGAAGTTTGCTACTGCATGGCGCGATAAGGTTATGAAAAAGCTTACCCAATTCAAATGGGTTCCTAAGAGCGGGGCAGCTGAGGCGGTATTTGCTGCATTGCAACCTGCCATTAGGTTTACCAAAGAAGAGTGTACAGACCTACCACCAGTACTAACTGAGACACGAGAGATACCCCTAACCCCACAGCAAGTCAAGTACTATAAACTCCTCAAAGAGCGCATGGTTATGCAGGCTTCGGGCGAGACTATCACGGCAGTTAACGCCGCGGCTGGTGTATCCAAGCTACTACAGATTTCTGCTGGTGCGGCGTACACCGACAACCATGAGGTCGTGGAATTTGACTGTGCTCCTCGCTTGAATGTTTTGCTAGAAGTGTTGGAAGAAACCAACAGAAAGGTGATTGTATTTGCACCCTTTAGGCACAGCATTGAGACCATCCACGAGTACCTTCTTAAGCATAACGTGGCGGCAGAGGTGATTCATGGTGACGTATCGGTTAATAAGCGTACCGATATATTTAAACGGTTCCAAACAGAACCTAATCCGCGTATACTGGTAGTTCAACCCCAGTCAGCCTCTCATGGGGTAACGCTTACAGCCGCGGATACAGTAGTATTTTATGGCCCCGTTATGTCTGTAGAAACCTATCTACAGTGTATTGCCCGAGCAGATCGTATTGGACAGACAAGTACGAATGTTACTGTGATACACTTACAAGGTAGTGATATAGAAAAGCGGATGTTTGCGCAGTTAGAAAAGCGTGTTGAAGGACATGACATTCTGCTCAATCTGTATAAGGAGGAGATAGGCAAAATTTAAAAACCCATTATCGGGTTGTACAGCTGTCTGTATTGATGTATAATTATTGACAAAGGAGGAAGTATGTCAGACGAAGTGATTCCGCTAGACAAACTAGCAAAGATATATCGCAAGATATATAGCAGGACTAATGAGCTTACGACGGAGTATGAGTCCAAGCTTGAGGAACTTAAACTGCAGCAGGAAGAAATTAAGAACGCCATGAAGGATCAGATGGTGGCGCTTGGTCTTCAATCTGTACGAACAGATGAAGGCACTATTATCTTGTCGCAAAAGACGCGCTACTACACAGACGACTGGGATTCATTTAAGACGTTCGCGATAGAGCACGATGCGCTTGACCTTTTTGAGAAAAGAATTGCTCAGAAAAATATGGCGATGTTTTTGGATGAGAACCCTGGAGTTGTACCAATGGGTTTAAACTCCATGTCCGAAGTATCAGTATCAGTTCGTAAACCAACCAAATAAGGAGAAGTACATGAGCAACACTCAATTAACACCAGAACAACAAGCAGTAGAAAATGCAACACGTAACGTCATGCTTGAACTTGACCTACGCAGAATGGCTCTAGACACAGCCGCTAAGTGTATGTATGAAGGCAGTGCCTATGAAGTTACCGAAGTAGCCGAAGCATTCTTATTATTTTTACAAACAGGTGCGGCAGTTGCCAAGCCAACTAGTACAGGAGCAGTAACAAATGAGTAAAGAACTCACAGCATTTAACCCCGCCCAACTACCAGCATTTGCTAAGACGGTAGAGATTTCTGAATTAGCGAGAAGCCTATCAGGCGGTGGCAGTGGTAATTTTGGTAAGCGCATCTCCGTTAAAGGTGGTGTATTTCGTTTAATGTCAGGTAGTGATGAGGTAGCAGCTATCGAAGACCGCCATCTTGATGTGGTGATTGTTCAAGCCGCCCCAAAGATCAGCCGTACGTACTACGCTGGTAGCTATGAAGAAGGCGCATCTAAAGCCCCCGATTGCTGGTCCGCTGACGGTGAAAAACCCGATGCATCCGCTAAAGAAGCGCAAGCTAGTAACTGCGCGTCATGCCCACAAAATGCCAAAGGCTCCGGTCAAGGTGATTCCCGTGCGTGTCGTTTCAGTCAGCGTCTTGCGGTTGTATTGTCTAACGATGTAACTGGCGATGTTATGCAGTTAACCCTATCTGCTACATCAATCTTCGGTAAAGAAGAAGGCGACAAGCGCCCACTACAAGCGTATGCAAGATTCTTAGCCGCGCAGAGCATTAGCCCCGAGACTGTTGTTACTCGGTTGCGTTTCGATACTAAAGCCGCAGTACCTAAGTTGTTCTTCCAGCCTATGCGTTGGTTGTCTGAGGACGAGTATGAAAGCGTCAAGGAAAAGAGCGAGTCTAAGGAAGCTAAGCAGGCGGTTACAATGTCTGTCTCCCAAAGTGCAGGTACAAAGAAAGCAGCTCCAGCATTAGCTGCACCTAAGGAAGAAGCGGAGTCGTTTGATGAGCCTGAGAAGCGTAAGCCTACAGTTAAACCGTCAGCGGTACCAAAGAAGAAAACTGGCGACCTAGCTTCTGTTGTTGACGAGTGGGATACAGACGATGAGTAAAATTATCGTAGCCCTTGGGCTGGTCTTAGCGGCATCCGCTGTTTATGCTGGATGTATGACAAACACTGATATGCAAACAGGACGAATCTGTACTATTTGCTGTGATGGGTCTGGCAACTGTTTTACAACCTGCTCAGGATAAAGTTTACGGGGAGGCTGACACTATTCAGCTCTATGGCTCTTAGAGATTTCAGACTAAAAAGACTGTCTCCCCACCCTACAACTAAGAAAAGACTATGGCTTACTCAGAAACAATAAGGCAGTCCACCGCTAAGGCGGAGAAGACTCTAGGCAATCAGCTAGGTCGATGGGCTATTAAATTAAATTTACCTGTAATTCAGATTTCGCAATACACAGGCGCAACAAGACAGACGGTTTATAACTGGTTCGCTGGAACCGAAGTTACTCCATCGTACAGAACGAGCGTAACCAACTTGTTACGCATACTACAAACAAGCAGTACTGTTGAAGAGGCAATGAAAAAATGCAAGCAGAACAAATAAAAGAATCGGCAATATCGCCAACTGCCTTAACCGACAAAGAACTAATTAGCTTTGCAGAACGCTACCTTGATACTGGCATGCCGTTAAGTTTTCAGAAGGAAGTACTAAAAAGATTCAATCAACGCATTAACGGTTAACCCAAGGAGCATTTATGAAGTCGCAGGAATTCCTAGCGACTGTGCTTCCGTCTTCGGGTAAATATTGCGCCTGCGAACTTAGCACAGCTAAAAAAGAACATGTCTTTGTTGACACGATTGATGAACTGTATAGCAACGCTACACACTTTAGTGGAGAAGGTTTAAACGCTTTCTACGCCTTAGCATCATTCAACACAAGTGGCAAGCGATTAGCCACAAACGCATTAAAAATAAAATCTTTATTCTTGGATATTGATTGTGGTGAAGGAAAGGATTATCCTAATAAGCAGGCGGCTGCAGCGGCACTGGGTACATTTTTGTCTTCAACTTCGTTAGACCAGCTTGGAACCCCGTATGTCGTATCTAGTGGCGGTGGACTGCACGTATACTGGCCTTTCTTTGACGAAGTAGATATAGCCACATGGAAACCAGTAGCAGAAAATCTTAAGCGCCTTTGTAAGAAAGAAGGACTTCGGATTGACGCTATGGTTACTGGCGATGCCGCTCGGGTACTACGTGTGCCTGACACACAGAACTATAAACAAGAAAAGCCGCGGTCTGTTGCCATCAAGGTGGTCGGTGTAACGTTTGACTTTACCCAACTGTCTACGGTCATCAGGGAAAAAGTCGGGGAAGACTCCCATGAAATGCTGCCTAAATTTGATTTACCAGGCAAGCGTCCAGACTTAAAAGGTTCCGCATCAAACGTCAAGATAGTCGAGAACAGCATCACGTTCTTTAAAACTTTGGCACCCAAATGCAAACAGATAAACCATTACATTGAGCATGCTAAAGATGACGGCATGGAACCTTTGTGGCGGGGTATCCTCAGCATAGCTAAGTACTGCGAAGATGGCGAGGAAGAAGGTCAAGCCCTATCTGCCATGCACCCCTACGATATGGATCGGCACAATACCAAGTGGCACCAAATCAAAGGTCCTTACAGTTGCTTGAAGCTTGACGAGGCAAACCCAGGTTTATGTAAAGGTTGCCCACACTTCGGTAAGATTACTAACCCACTAGCTTTAGGGCGTGAGATTAAGGTCGACAATAAGCCTAAGGAAATCATAGTAGAAACCAAGGCGGCTACAGCAGACAAACCTGCCGAGCAGTTAATGATTGTGCGCCCAATTCCACCCCGCGGATTTAGCTATGGGGCTAATGGGGGCATCTTTATCGACAAGGTAATTGAAGAAGAAGGCGGAGAAAAGGTCAAGAAGCAGGTAATGATCCTGCCTTACGATTTGTTTGTGGTTGATATCCTAGATAATGGCGATGAGCATTTGATTCATATGATTGTTTGCCGCCCTACCCACACCTCAGATATCATAATGCCTCAAAAATCGGCAGTAAGTAAGGATGAGACTGTGAAGATGCTAGCTAGCCACAATATAATCGCAGTCTACGGCAAGGGCAATGATGTCCACCTATACGAGTACATCCGTGGTTGTGTGGAATACGCCAGTTCTAATAAGGTGGCGGTCAAGGTTCCTCATAGCTGCGGCTGGCAAGAGGACAATTCGTTTGTTTACGACAGCACCATCTTCTCCCCTGATGGCAAGGAACTATATGTCCCGACCCCTGGTATGGCTAACGTTAACTACGCTACTAAACCTATGGGCACGCTTGATGAGTGGAAGAAAGTTCTCAATATGTACATCGCCAAGGAGCTGTGGGAGATTGTTACCATGGGTATGGTGGGGCCTGCGTCTATTCTGATGCACTTCTCGGGCTTTAGGGGCGTTGTTTATCATCTTGGATCTTCGGGTTCAGGTCGTGGTAAGTCACTTGCCTTAGCCCTTGCGGCTAGTTTTTGGGGCCATCCAGAGCTCTACAGGGTCACGCAATCAACTTCAGCCGTAGCTGCACAGCAAAGACAGGGCTTATTAAACAGCCTCCCGCTTGTAATGGACGAGATTACAAACAAAAATCGGGAGTCATTTGAGTGGTTGCCCCAGTTCTTACTGGATTTAACCCAAGGTAAGGGCAAAGAGCGCATGGAACAAGGCGCCAATAAGGAACGTTTGAACACAACTGTATGGAACTTGATGGTGTTGTTTTCAAGCAACACTCATATTTACGACTTCTTATCGGGTGGGCGCAAGCATACATCCCAAGCTGAAATGCTCCGTATGCTGGAAGTAAAGCCTGCCAAGGAAGTTCAATGGGCGTCGTCAACAGAGAGTAGTACTGTTGATCTCCTAAAGTCTAATTACGGTGTCGTAGGTCGTGAATTGATTCGTTGGATTGTCAGGAACAGAGAAACCGCAGTTAAGGTTTTTGAAGAGACCCGCGAGAAGTTAAAAGCGGAATTTAATTCATCAGATGACGAGCGTTATTGGACTGCTGGTAATGCCGCCATCGTAGCTATAGTGATTCTTATGAGCAAAAAATACGCAGGCATTGTTGATGTCCCTATTCGTCCAATTATAGAAACCCTTCGTGGCATGGTTAATGAAGCTAGAGCTGCAGTACGAGGCAACCGCCGTTCCGCTGAAGACGTTCTTAATGCTTACACCCGTGAGTGCTACGGTAAATTCGTTGTGGTTAAAGCCATTGACGGTATTACTAAGGCAACGCTGGGGGGCAACAATGAAATCGACCAGTCGTTAACTAGGTCAGATGTGGCTGGAAGGGTTGAGCATGATATGACCCCGGGGCACGTTGACTACTTCATTGAGGAGCAATTGCTTAAACAACACTGCTCTACTATGAGTTATGGATACTCTGACTTGAAGAAGGAGCTTGAAACGCTACCTAACTACAAGATAGCGTACATGCGCAAAGACATGCTGGCTAAGACACGCGGCCCATCGATGCGAGTCAATGTAATGAGAATTACACGGCCGCTGGTGATAAGTGAGGAAGATTAAAGTGCATTATCCGTGGTTAGAAGTACCCCCACAAGGGGGCTTTTTCGTACCAACTTTAAACTTGGATGTGGTAAAGGTAAACGGTTTAAAAGCCGCCCTTTACCACCAAGTACCTGCCAAAGCTGAAGTAGGACGCAAAAATGGCAAGCTAGGCGTTTGGTTTACCCGCCTACGCTAGACCTAAAGTCTTTTGCCAAATCAATTTTATCTTGCTTAACTAGATCAAGTTCTTTGCGTTTTTGTGAAGGTGTTAGCGTTTTATCGCCACGTACTTCACGTTCACGCTTATTAAGATCGCCCATTTGCTGTTTGAATGCTCCAGCTGAGGAAGTAGAGTCAATTTCTTTGGAATACTTCTGATAGAATTTATCTGCTTTGTCCGGGTTTTCTGCCTCAAGCGCTGTGTAGGTGTTGTGCAGCTGTTCAATGTTAACCATAGAGTTGTAGGCTTTGTTAATCAAACCAGCACCGTCAGAAGGTTGGAAAAAACCGCCAACTATCGGCAAGTCATGCGCTGTCATTTCAGGAGAAGTTGTGCTACGCAAAACAGGATTAAACATAGACATCAGAGCTATACCAGTACTGCTTGTGTAGCTTTGAATGAAATGGTCTAGTTGAACGGGGGAAACACCGAGGTAGCTACCGACAAGCTTCGATACTTCAGTCGTATTAGCATGAGAACGGTATCCTGCTTGCTGCGCTTTATCACGGGCACTTTCAATCGGGGATAATGAATACAAATCAGTGTTTGTTAATGCTTCAATAACAGGCTTAACCCCTTGTGGCAAGAATGCAGTAGACACTCCAGGTACGTTTCCAATTAACTGTTTAGCAAATGCGGGAAGAACATCTTTTGTTTTTGCATCAGTAGCCGCCAAGTTAAACACTGCTTCTGGTAGCGCTTTAAAGATAACGCCAGATTCAAATGGAATAGGTACACGAACTGGGTCTTTCATGCCGGGAATTGGAATAAACCAGTAGTTAAGCTTGTCTTCATCCGTAGCATTTTTGTACGCTTTGTTATTCTGCATTAGCGAGGTATAAAGTAATGACATACCAGCGACCATAGCACCGCGTTTAAGTAGCGTATTCTTTACATTAAGTTTATCTTCAAACAAAGATTTACCTAAACCAGCGCGTGCCAAAGTATTAAGGCCTTGGATCTGCGCATTAAAGAAAGGAATCATGACGCTTAACGCCCGCACACTAGGTGAATAGCCGTGCTTGGTAAAGTTTTGGGACTCTAAGGTAGCTAAGGATGCTTCCATTGGAGACATACCCTTTTTAATAAAGCCTTGGTATAGCGTCAAACGAGCGGATTCATCAGCTACAATTGCCAATCTGTCCGCCTTAGCCCAAAGTTTTTCCCAACCTGATTGACCACGGGCCATCTGTTGCGAGATAGTGCGCATATCAGCCATAGTACCGGCGTATACATGGCCGCCAATAATACCCTGCTCTTGGAGCAGGCGAACTTCAGGAGAAGAACCTTCCCAACTTTTCTTTATGTTGCCAAGGACATCTACTATAGGGCGTACATCTGCGCCAGTCTTAATCCAGCTATCAATAGACTCTTTAAATGCCACACGGGCTGAGTAAGCTGGAAATCTTGTTACGGCTTTACGAAGTAAATTGGCTGGGCCTTGCATAAAACTAATGGCGGAAGGCAGAGTCATAGATACGCCCTCCATGCCGCGCGCAATCATATCGCCAGGAATATCGCCAAACAAAGATTCAGACTGGCGGCTAACTTCTGCACGTTCACGTAGCTTCTTGTACTCTTCAGTATTGGCTTTACCTTCTGCACGCATTTTATCAAGGCGGTCTTCAAGCTGGGTAGACAAGCCTGAAGTTTGGATTACGGCGTGTTTCTCTTCGCCTTTATCATAGAAACGAACTGTACTAGGAGAAGCAGGACCATTGCCATCATGAACTTCCGCAACGCCTAAGGTGCGTAATGTGTGGGCTGTATTTTTTGTAGCTATGTTACTCATAGCCATGTCCGTCAACATGTATGTATTTTGAAGCGAACTTACTTCAAAGTTAACAATTGATTTGTCTCCGCCAAGGAGCTCTTTCAGATACTGCTGCGTTTTAATATCACCAATACGGATGTGATTTTCTTCATCCCATACAGAACCATCGGCACGTTCGCGATAGTAAGGAACATAGTCACCTTGCTTTAGCTTATCAACAGCTTCTTTAGATAAGCGCCCAGTTTGAACAGCAAAATCTAGTAACCCGTTGTTATACTCGCGGTACATCTTACGAGCTTCTTGAAAGTGGGGGTTAGTGCGGCCAAACTTTAAAATATCGTCTAGCTGCTTTTGTGAAATCTTGCCTGCTAGGTTTAATTTTTCTAAACCATTTGGTGTAGATGAGGCACGTTCGGCTGCTAAATACAAACCAAACTGCTCATTGGCTGCTTCCGCATTACCAATTTCTGGTATGGCTTTACCAATAGTTGCAAATATATCTTTAAGGCCAGGTTTTTTTGCACTCTTATATTGATGTTCTCCAAGCTCATTCTTTTCTAGTCTAATAGGTCCGTGCGTAGCTATTTCGGACACCATATTATTACGTTGGTCATACAGGCGGTTGTAGTACATCATTTGAACCGCTTGCAGTTTGTCTGACATTGCCCGTGCTATATATTCGAGACCCGCAAAACGGTCAACAAAACGGTGCATCAAGATCATACCAAGAACGCCACCTTTAATTCTATCGGTAAAGGGTTTTTCTTGGGCGATAACATCTTTTGCGTATCCTTGAAGAGACGTATCAAATCCTGCTTTGTAAAAAGGCTTGCTTGCAAAAGACACTTCGCCGTTTTCTAATCTGGAGGCGATAGGCCGCGAAGCGTCAAAGTCTTTTCTAGCGTCACGAAGAATCTTGTAAATGTCAGAAGTACTAATATCTAAATCAAGGCCCATTTTACGTAAGCCAGATCGAACCGCGCCGACTAAAGCTTTAAGCCATTCATTTGCTTTTTCAACAAAACTCTTGGACGGCCTTGCTTCTTCAGTATAGGCTATCATTTCCTTAACTGCGGCTGTCATTGCTTCCGCTTCTGTTTTACCAGAGTTGAGCGCTGCTGCATGAGCTTTTTCTGCATCATCGCGAACGCCTAATTTCTCAGCAAGCCCAAAGACTCCGCCTTCTTGTTTAGCTATTTTGTTTACTAGCGCTCTAACACCTTCATCGCCAAGCACACCTTCAACGCCTAAGTGACCAGTAATTTCGTGGGCCATAGTTTTCTTAAGGTCAATAGCGTCAGCGTGGTTCTTAGTAATAACAAAAACTGTTCCGTCTGGCAGAATACCACCGCGAACTTCATCAGGATTGTGGCCAGATGCTTCGATGATTTTACGTAGTGTAGGCGTTGCTTCTTTAACGACCATGAGCTTAAGGCCCTTTGGTTTGCTTACACCGCCAATAATAGCCTTGGCTTCTGCGTGGTTAATACCTTCACCGCCATGCGCTTTATCCGTACGAGCTTCCCAATTGTTAGAATTTAAACCGCTAAATAAGTCACCGAAATCTTCAGCGCTTAAATCTGATTGACGTAGCTCAGCAAAATCTTTTTCCGCTTCTATCGCTTCTTTTAGTTCTTTTTCATTAGCCTTACGTTGCTCAGGGGTAATTTCTTTCTTGGTGCCGCGTTCAAACATTTTAGGTAGGTGTACTACACGAACTGCTGGGCCTTTAGCTCTTTCAGATTGTTTTGGCTCGACTTCTACCTTAGCTTCTATCTTATCTTTTTTCTCTTTTAATAGAGCGACTTCAGTTTGAAGTTTAGTAACAGCTTGTTCTGCTGTTAACGGTTTAGCTTTAGCTGCTTTCATTTTTTCAGTAATAGCATTAGCTTCTTGAAGAAAGTTAGTTCTCGCAGCCACAGATTTTTTGTCTGTACGTTCGTATTTTTCTTTAAGTAGATTGCGTTCTTGAGCCAGTTTTCTGCGAGTTTCAGCGACAGACGCTTTAGCTTCTACTACTCGTTCAGCCGCAGCTTCCGGAGTATTTACTTTCTTAATCTTTTCTTCTAAAACTTTAATTTCACCATCAATCTTGGCTTTTTGTTTTTTAGCTTGTTCTTTAGCGCCTTGTAGATTCGCTTCTGCAATAACTTCATTACGCGCTTTTCTACGTGTAGAATAATCGACATCTTTTTCACGCTGTTTTTCAAGGGCTAATCTATCAGATGCAGTTTTTTCTTCTACGGTTTGAGTGGGCGCAACAGCTTCTTTAATTTCGGATTCTTTTTCTTCTATAGCCGCTTTAACTTTATCGCGGTTTTTACCCTTAGCAGTCTTAAGTTTAGCCTGTAAAGTAACTAACTCACCGCGCAAACCAACCACATCGCCAGTTACTTTGGTTCCTGGAAGGCCTAAACCTTCTAGTAGGCGTTGTTCGTTTTCACGATTTTGCTTTGCATTATCTTCTATGGACTTAAGCAACGCAGCTTCTTGAACACGAATATTTGTTTTAGCCTGCTCAATCTGGCGCTCTAGTGCAGCCTGTGGCGTTTGCTTATATTTACGCTCCATGCTAGAAAGAATAGCGCGTTCAGTTTTAATGTTTGCTTCTTTTATTTTGTTGGCGCGAGCGTGGAGGTCGTCGATTTCCGCTAAACGTTCTGTCAGCTCTTTATTAACAGCTTTAATCTGTTTATCTAGCTCATACTTAGCTTCTGTGTAGTGGCGTGATGTACCTTCTTCTTTTTCACGCTTAGCTTTTAGCTTCTCTATTTGCTTCGTAATAGAATTTTTTGATATCCATAAGCCACTAGCTTGTTTAACAAGCCCTTTAACTAACTTGTCTGCATTAGCTACGTCTTCAACAAACGATTTTTGAATCTCAATTTGTTTACGTAATTCAGCGGTTGATTCTTCTGTAGTTTCCATTTTGGCGGCAGCACGCTTTTCCGCTGCGGCTTTATTTGCTTCTGCCTGTTTTTCTAAAGCAGCTAGCTCAGTTGCAACTTTTTCTTTAGCGGCTTTAAGTTTTTTACCTTGAGTTTCTACAAAACGCATAAAGTTAGCGGTTGTTGCACGTACTGTAGCAATTGGCTCTAGCTTGGCAACCGGTTGCTTTTCTTTAGCCTGCTCTAGTTCTTTGCGTAACTCGGCGGCTTTATTCTGAGCCTCGAATCCACGTTTTAAATCAGGGAACTTAGAGGCATTTACTTCCTTAACAATATCTTCTTGTTCTTTAATAGCGCGTTCAATACGCTCAACGTTAGCTGCTTGTGTATTTTCTTGGTTTTCTTTACCAAACAAATCTTGTTGTTCTAAGTTACCTACATTAGATACGTCTGGGGCTTTAGCTTTGCGGTCTTCTTCCGCCATACGTTGTGCTTCTTCTGTGCGCAACTCCTTAACCAGCTTACCAATCTTTTCTTGGGCTTTAGCTATTACTTCTAAGTCGGGTTTCTCGCTACTGCGTTCTTCTTTAATACGCGCTTCTTGATACTTAATTTCTGTAGAACGCTCATCAGCATTATTAAACTGTTTTCTAAGTTCAGGGGTATATCTGCTTATTGGATTCTTAATAGAAACGGCATCGTGGGTTACGTTAGCAATATGTTCAGCAATAACCGCTTGCGCTGCTTCTGGGGATGCAATTTCACCTGTGGCTAAACGTTTAATATCGCCAACAGCTTCCATGAACTTAGCTTTAACTTCTTTTACTTGCTGTTCATTTAGCGGCATACTACCCGCAACATGGCGGTGGGCGGCTACTTCATCAACTAAAGAATCAGAAAAAGATTTTTCAGCTTGCGCCACACGGTTTTCCAACACACCCTTAGTTACTTTTGCGCGCTTAGTATCGCCACCAATATAGTCACGGTTAGCCAGAGCGCCAAGAGAATCAAGGTATGTTTCTAAATGTTTGCGCTGAGTACGTCTTACACTATTGAGAAGCTCATGGTATGCCCTTATTTTTCCTGGCACATGTTCCCCAACCGGCAAATCAATATCTTTATCTAAATGTTGAATGCGTTCAGCCAGATTACGCATCTGGTTAACAACTTCTGAAACTTCTTCTCTATTAGCAGTAGAACGATTGCGTTTGCCACGAGCCAAATCTAACTTGCGTTTTAGCCCCATTAGAGCGCCACGTAATGTTAAGTTATCCCCAACATGGCGTTTTAGTGTAGCTAGTTTACCCATTACTTCTGGGTGCATTTCATTTTTAGGGAACGCGTTAGCTA